TGACAGATAAAGGCAAAATTGCGTTAGAATCTGCAAAAATGTCTAAGGCCGCATAGATATGCCATTCGCTTCGGAAAAACAACGCAAAGCCATGTACGCCGCCGCTACCGGCAAGAGCAACATCGGCATTCCGAAAGCCGCCGCAAAAAAATTCATTAAGCATAGTAAAGATACGATGAAAGCCCCATCATTGCTTGCTTTGCCTACCGAAAAAAATAAAAACGAAGATTCCGACGTAATGGTTCGCGCTGGTGATAAGCGCAACGAATTAAAAGGTTTGTCAAACGAACTTGCCGAAATTTTTCAACATTTAAGTGAACTCAAAGACGATGAGAGCGAAACTGTTCCGCGCTTTGAGGATGATTCCGAGGCATGGCAAACCAAAGAAGGCAAAAACAAAAATGGCGGCTTAAATGAAAAAGGCCGCGAATCGTATAACAAAACGCATGGCGCACATTTAAAAGCGCCCCAACCCGAAGGCGGATCACGCAAGGCATCGTTCTGCGCTCGCATGAAGGGTATGAAAGCAAAATTAACGTCATCCAAAACGGCGCACGATCCTGATTCGAGAATCAATAAAGCGCTTAGAAAATGGAAATGTGATGACGATTTGAAAGATGATTTGTCCAAAATCTGCGACAGCATTTTAGAATACGCGTCCGCTATACCTGATGACGATCCTTGCTGGCAGGGATATAAGCAATTGGGTATGAAAGAAAAAGACGGCAAACAAGTGCCAAACTGTGTGCCTGATGCCGCCGATCCAGTAGCAGCTGCTCCGCTTGCTGTCGATCCGATTATGCACGATGGTCCAATGGGTCGCTCGTCCGGGATTATGTTTATGACATCCGAAGGCGAAACCTTGTTAATCCGTCGTGGAATGGGTGGCGGTGATTTCCCCGGTACTTGGTGCGTCCCCGGTGGTCATCAAAAACATGATGAAACCCTCGAAGAATGCGCTAGGCGCGAATGCGAGGAGGAAACCGGCCTGAAGTACGAAGGCAAGCTCGAAGTATTGCACGATGATGGTCAATTCTGCACATATATCGCTCGCGACGTAAATAAGGGCGATGTCAAACTGAATTACGAATCGAGTGGTTACGATTGGTGCGATCCTAAAAATCCTCCCATGCCATTGCACCCCGGCCTTGATGTGGCCTTTCGTGTAGCGATGGCAAAAACAGAATTTGATATGGCGGAGTTGATGCGCGAAGGCGTATTGCCTAGTCCACAAATGTACGCCAATGTGATGCTGCTATCGATCCGCATTACCGGGACCGGATTGGCTTATCGTTCAAGCATTGGCGAACACGTTTGGCGCGATCCATCGTTATATTTAAACGACGATTTTTTAAAACGCTGTCAAGGTTTGGTTGTCATTATGGACCATCCTGAATCAGCCGTATTAACATCTAAAGAATTCAAAGACCGAGCTGTCGGGACGGTGATGCTACCGTACATCAAGGGCGATGAAGTATGGGGAATTGCTAAGATTTACGATCAAAGCTCTATTGACGAGATTTGTGAAGGAGAAATTAGCACTTCACCATCGGTGGTATTTGACAATACTGCCGGAAATACTACACTAACGACAGAAAACGGAGAACCGCTTCTGATTGAAGGTGTACCCTTCCTTTTGGACCATATAGCAATCGTTACGAAAGCTCGTGGCTCTAAAGGGGTTTGGGACAAAGGTGGCGATCCAGCCGGAGTTTTACTAACTAACCCTGAGGTATCTGCTATGTCAGACAATACTACCGCGCCGAAGGCAGATGCCCAAGGCGATAAACTCGATGCCATTCTATCAATGTTGGGCAATGTTATTGCTCGCGTTGACGAAATGGAGAAAACTTTACCCGCGCCCCCACTGGTCACAGCTGCTGACAAGAAAAAGGCCAAAAAAGATGATGATGATCGTATGCGTAAGGACGATGATGAGGAAGAAGAATCCGAATCTGAAGCTAAACGCGAAATGATGCGTAAGATGGACAAAAAACGCAAAGACGACGACGATGATGCCATGTGCGACGATGACGATGAAGATGATCGTAAAGACGACGACATGAAACATCGTAAAGATGCCAAAAAGCGTAAAGACGACGCTGAAGGCTCTGATCCTAAAGAGCATGGTCCAGCTGGCGAAATGAAGCCTGATGATGATGCAATGTGCGATGATGAAGAAGAAGCTATGAAGGCCGACGAAGAAGAAGCTAAATATGCCGACGCTCAAGCTAAAGCTGACAGCGTAATGGCATCGTTTGGCAAATCAGCTTCCCGTCCTTTGAAGGGCGAAAGTTTGTTGTCATACCGTAAACGCCTATTGCGCGGCTTGCAAGCCTACTCCGACGCATATAAGGACATCAACCTTGCAGCTATCAAAGATGCAAAATTGTTGTCGCTTGCTGAGAAGCAGATTTTTGCTGACGCACAAGCTGCCGCTAAGTCACCACTGACCTATGCAGCAGATCAGGAAATTGAAATCCATGAGCGTGATCGCGCTGGTCGTGTGATTACGAAATTCAAGGGTGGCTTTGGCTGGATGGACGCATTTAAAGTGCCTTCCATGCGCGTCAAAGAATTCAATTTGAACAACAACAAGCGATAAGGAAATAGATCATGTCAGCATTAATCTCGATCAACCCTATGGCTACGACCAACGCTGCTGGTCTATTTAACACCAACAGCGCTGGTTATACCCAAGGTGATGCACAAGACGATCCCGCGGTCAAATTTGCTTTGGCTGGTGGCGTACTTTCAACTTCAGCTACTAGCCCACTATGGGGCGGTGTGCCAATTCAGGAATTTATTCCCGGCGCGGCTGCACAACCCGGTACGGATACCCTCGGTTCTACGATTCTGCAAGCTACGACTTCAGCCGTACCATCGGGTATTTGCGTATTCAACCAAGCATACGGTGGCATTACGACTCCTCAGTCAACTGCTCCTTTGTATTCACCCGGTATGTCGGTTAACTACTACCGTTTTGGAAGTGGCGCTCGTATTCCTCTCGCTTGTGATTCAAGCGTTGTTGCACTGGATGGCAACCTGTCATCGTCAACGGTGTACTACAACTACAGCACAAACGTGTTGACCACGACCCAACCATCGGGTCAGGCTGCACTGCCAGTGAAGATTCTGAAAGTTAGCGCCAGTGGCAATAAAACGGTGTCGTATAACAGCGGCTCCAATACTGCTAACTGGGTTTACAATCAACCAGTGGCTTTGTGCCTAATCTAATAAGGAAACTATCATGTCAGGTTTCGCACCGTCATTTGTTACAGTAAACCCGCACTACATGATGCCCGAGCTGATTATGCAATACAGCTTGGCTTCCGGCGCATTTACGACTCTTGCTACTGAAAACCCAATGCCTCGCATTGGCGAAGCTGATCTCTACGTTTACGCGAAAAAGGTCCAGCTGACCACTCAAGTGCAAGCCAACCAATCGCAAGTTAACCAATTGCCAAGCGCATCGGTTATTCCTTCGATGATCTCAACCGCAACGTACCGTTTGCAAACCCGCGCTCAGTACGATAATTTTGACGAAGCCGCTACCGGTGCATGGGGTTATGCTTTACCCCAAGCAATGCGCCTTGCTGCCCGTCAAGGTATCGCACAGCAGCTGCGTAATGCTCTGCTGTACGGCTACAACCCTGCCAACGGCGAAGGCTTGTTGAATACTGCTGGTGCAACCACTGCTACCCTTGGTGCTGACACCAATGGTAACGTCGGTTATTCCAAGTGGGATTCGGGCCAGCTTGCTCAGTATTTGCTGAACATGATCGGTTCGTTGAAAGTCAGTACATTGCAAATCGGTCAACCGCTGCGCTTGGTATTCTTGGCTCCTCAACGCTTTATCAGCCAAATTTCGTACAGCGGCGTTGTGTCATTGACCCAATTCCAACGTATCGGCGCTGGTGTTGAAACCGCAGCTGGTTTGGTTGAAACCGTCGCTCAATGGGCAGGTGGTGATGACGTTAGCTTTGCAGCTGACGACACTCTCATCGGTCAAGGCGCTGGTGGCACTGACGCTATCTTGTTGGTTGCTCCTGAATTGAAGATTCCTAAGGCTAACGCTCAAATCAACACCAACATTTTTGCAACTTTGACCCCAAATCAAACTGCAACTACTTTGATGCTGACTGACGTATCTGCACCTACCGAAATTCCTACGCCAATTCCTGACGGTGGTATTACTACCCTGTACACGATGCGTTCGACTTCCGGCTGGGGTATCCGTCCTGAAGGTCTTTACATTTTGTCCGCTGCCTATTAAGACGGTATATTGACAAACCCCGAGTGATGCCGGGGAATGATTCAATGGGCAGTGGGTTTCCCTTAAAAAAGGAAGCCGCATCATCACTGCCCACCCTTATCGGGAAATACCATGAAACTCTATATTGCCAACTGCTCTAAACAAGACCACCAGTTTACATACGGCTTGTTAGAGAATCCCCGTCCCTTCATGCAAAAGATTCGCGCTGGTTCGCAAATCGTTATTGAAGGTCAACCTGAAGAAATCGATCACATTCTGAAACAGCACGAACCGTATGGTTTCCAAGATGCTAAAAAAGTCAAAAAGGGCTTTAGTGGCATTGCGTATCAAATGGATAAGCCGATTTCTGTCGAAAATATCGAAGCTGGAATTAGCGTTCGCGATCAGGAAATGATTGATCGTGCGCTTGAGGCTCGAAAAATTACTGCTGCTGCTGCGGATCAGCACCTTGCCAATACCGCGCAGCAAATGGGCTTGAAACAAAAATCCGGCCTTGAAGTAGAAGTTATCGAAGAAAAGCGCAATGCCGCTGATTCTGACGTAAAATTCGAACAGACTATTGAAGTGGTACGCGAAGGAATAGCACCCCGTCGCGGACGACCCCGCAAATCTTAAAAGTGTAAAACTATGAGCGATCCGATCACTAGCCCTCCGACATTAACTGGCTTTATCGCTTGGTCAAGGGCGGTGATGGGAATCCCCACTGTAGCGCTCGCGGATAACGATCCCGGCTATGCTTACGCATTTCAAATCGCTTTAGATTTAGTCCCGTTAGATTTCAGTACTGCGTCGCCTGATATTTACACCCTGACTGTTTACAATTGGGGTGGCAGTCAATTGTTGCAATTCCAACAAGATTATGCCGGACAAACTTGGTTCGCGTCGGCAAGGGCAAGCTATGGTATTAACTCTTTTGTGGCTGGCGTTATTAACAGCGCAGCTGATTCAAGCACTAGCGAATCATTAACCGTCGGCAAGGGATTAAGCAATTTGAGCTTGATCGATTTGCAACGACTCAAAGACCCATATGGTCGGCAAGCGCTGGCATGGATGCAAACCATCGGCACTTTGTGGGGGTTGACTTGAAAATTCACTTAGGCGTAATCGATGTACCCGAACCATTGGGTAACACGACTTTTGGGGTGGGAACTATCCTAGAGGAAAAATACGGCCTATTTTCCGCTTTTGCTGACAACAACGCACAGTTTATGGCGGATGCCATTGCCAATGATATTGCCGGAGCGATGGAAACATACCTGACTACCGGACAATTTTCTAGCAATCCTTTCGCGGGGGCGGGAGATAAAATCAGCCAAAGAATGAGAGATTTTATTTCTTTGCAAGAGGTTGAAAGGCTCGGCATTCCGGGCGTACCAACTCAGGCCGCGCTGGAAGGTAAAACCCTTCGAAAGAAAAAGATTGGCAAAAAGGGCAAACAATTAGTGCGTAGTTATGGACCGCGCCGCCCTTCATTTATTGATTCCGGTACACTCGAAAAATCTTTGAAAGCGTGGATTGACTAATGGCAAGCGTTGCTGAAACCGCAGGGGCAAAAACTCAGCTTGGAGCTGGCCTTGCTGAAGGCGTTAATACGCTATCGCTGAATCAAACTATTACATTCACTTTGTATGTGAAATTGATTTTGCCGCTTGATGGTTATGTATTTTGGGTAAATGCTGCATTACTAACGGATTCGGCGCTCTATAACGCAGCTCAATTCAACCGCTTAGAATTCGATCAATTCGGAGATTCTCTACCGGCGCGGCAGCTGGTTGCTCAAGGCTCCTTGCATTATGCGACTGAAATGCACCAGCTCGATGATAGAACGACTGCATACAATCACATGATTTTTACGTCATTGCAGCCGATTCAGGATTTCAATTTAATTAATCCCAATTTGATCTATGTTGCTACGAATAGCGATGGGATCAAATTTGCATTTAGTCGGCGCGAGAATTTCTACAAACAAGCCGATTTGTACCATTATCGAGGCGATGCCTTGTATTCAGTCATGGATACGCAATTAATCGATTCCATGACCGGCTTTGACACAACCAGCCCTATTGTTTCGAATAGTTTGCCGATTTGGTTGTCATTGAACCAATTTTTTCCGATGTATCCATCTTATTTGGTGGGACAAAACATTGCTCCGCCTTATGCGTCGGTGGATATTTCACCGTCGGATACATACGCAATTCAGGCATTCCCATTGCTTGATAAAAATTCAAATCCGAATCAGCTCACGCATGACAAGGTAAAAATTACGATCTATGGCATTCGTAATCAGGAAGCATTAAATTTCGCTCAATATGTCTTTGATTATTCATTGAATACGGATAATATTGGCGTACAGAATATGCCTATCGTTCAGGATGAAAAAATGACTCAGCCTGAATTTGGCATTATTGCAATGAAGAAATCGATCACGTTTGATGTAAGTTACTATCAGACAACCGTTAACGACATTGCGAGGAAGCTGATTGAATCAGCATTTATTAACATTACCGTTGCACCTTATCCTACATAAACACAGATAGAAGGAAATCATCATGGCAATTACGTCATTCCCCATAGTAAATAATGTTGCTATCGTCGGCAACGGTACAAAAACAGTTTTGGACATTACCACTGCGACGGTTATCAAACCTGTCGCTGGTCGCGTAGCAAAAGTTAGCGTTTTGGTTGCTGGCAGCGCCGTTGGTTCGGTTAATGATTGCATCACAACTGGTGCAGCTGCGGTAGCAAATCAACTGTTTGTTATTCCTGAAACCGTTGGTGTTTTCACTGTAGATATGCCTACCCAAACCGGCATTACCGTTGTTCCCGGCACTGGTCAGACACTCGCAGTTAGCTACTCGTAATTAAGGAGTCAATAATGACAACTCAAATCGTTACTGTAAATGTAACGCAAAACGTAGCGCCAGCGCCTAGTCAGCTTCAAAGAACCGGGGCGCTTGTGTCCCAAGGTTCGACGACGCTGGCTGCTGGAACTACGGCTTTGCTTACTCAATTTGCTGATTTAACTTCGATCCTCAAAGGTACGATTTCGATCAGCTCTATCACTTGGAATACTGGTGTAGTGACGGTTACGACCGCAACCGCACATGGAATTCCTGTTACTGATATTGTTCCCGTTATTATTGCTGGTGTATCACCAAGCGGATATAACGGCACATTCAATGCGACATCAACCGGAACAACCACTTTTACCTACGCGCTGGCATCAAACCCCGGATCGGCTACGGTACAAGGTACGGTTATTTTAGAAGATTCGCAAGAATTGGTAGCAATGGCAACGACTTACTTTGCTCAAGGTACGTCAAATGCTATTTATGTATTGGAACTTGGAACTGGTACAGGCGCACAAGGAATTACAGCGCTTAATACTTATATGCAAGCCAACATGAATGCGTTTTATGCCTACGCATTGCCAGTGGAAATGTCCAATGATTCGACATTTGTTCCATTTGCGAAAAATTGGGATGCTACAACTTCGATGGTTTACTTTTGGGTAAAAGCATCGTTAGGAAACTACACCAATTTCACTGGTACAAAATCAATTGTTGCACTGTGTCAAGATGTGAATGCACCTGTAACAGAATGGTCACCAGCAGCAATGTTGTGGGTTGCCATGAATTACAACCCATCCAATACCAATAAAGTCACGCCAATGGCGTTTTCTTATGTGGTTGGTGTTACTGCATTCAGCGGTACGCAAACTCAGCAGCAAGCCCTTCGTACAGCGAACTGCAACTACATTGGTACTGGAGCTGAAGGCGGCATTAGCAACACCTTGATCCTTTGGGGTGTTAATGGTGACGGCAACGATTACACCTACTGGTACTCGGTAGATTGGGTTCAAATTAACGTCAATATCAGCATTTCAAATGCGATTATTAACGGGTCGAACAATCCAATTAATCCTTTGTATTACAACCAAGCCGGTATCAATACGCTGCAAAAAGTGTCACAAGGCACGATGAATAGCGGTATTGCATTTGGTCTAGTGTTGGGTCCAGTAGTGGTGCAAGCGGTTCCATTCACGACCTATGTGACCAACAATCCAAGTGACTATGCAATTGGTAAGTACGCTGGCCTTTCGGTCACTTACACACCAGCTCGCGGCTTCACTCAGATCGTTTTCAACGTGAATGTCAGCTCATTCGCTCTCGCTTAAAGGAAAATAGATCATGGCTGGAAATCCACTTATTAACCAAGGCACTCTTAATAGGCTACGCGGTTCGGTAGTCTATGCGAGCAATGCTACGTTAAACATTACTGCGCCCTATTTGGCGAAGGAAGCAATCAGCATTGCATTTGATGGCGATGCTGGTTTGTTAATTCCGACGCTAACTGGTGGTGTAACCTCACCCGAACCATATCAAATGGCGACGGTGACGCTACATTTGCTGAAATCGCAAAGCCTTGCTGATGTCTATAAGACTCAAATTGAAACCAACGTCAATGTTGGTGACATTTCGATTATTACTGACTCGGCAGCACTGAGTGATTATGCACTCGTCAATTGCATTCTGAAGGGGGTTCGGGATGTAACATTTGATGGTGTTCAGCCCGGCTTTGTCGTTACCTTGGCTGGTATCTACAACGTCAACAGCTCACTATGGGATTTAATTTCGTAAGTTAACTTTTTAGGACGGAAAAAGTGAAAATCAATCGAGCTTTGAACTTGGTAATTCCGGTTGAATCGGAAAAAGGACAAATATACGTTCACAGCACCCCGATCTCTCGGGAGGTTTTTGAGCAATATTTCTTGGTTATTTCCAAGACATTTGCCGGAATCTTTTCTCAGGGATTGGGGGCGATTGCTGGGCCTAGAATTGCATACCTGATGCTAAAGCAAACAGCCGAAGATATGGGTTTGTGGACGGGTCCGGGCGGCGTTGGTAATGGTTTAGTAAATGAAATAATTCGATTATCGAATGTATTCATGCCCGGTAAAAAGGGATGGCAAAGTATCCCGCTTCAGGTCGCTATTGACAAAGAAGTATTGGATAAGGAAACCGTCGCTGAAATACAGGGGGAATTGATTTTTTTTACTTGCGTGTCCATGATGAACAAAAAGGCACAAGTGCAGGGGATCATGGATACAGTCAACGGATTATGGGGTTCGCACACAACATCATTGGATTCTACGGAATACATCAACTCCTTGAAGATATCGACAGAGGTAGAGAATACTGGCGCGACGGAGATCACATCGTCGCTGCCTGTTTAGACTATATTTCGGGGGAAGGTTTTTCGAGGTTTTTTGAGGATGTTGATATAGAATTCAAGTCAAGCGCACACGAATTTCGTCAAAGACATTTATTAAGAGCAATATATGGCAACAAAATCGGTCATTGATATTGAAGTCCACGACGAAGCATTTAAAGAATTTGCGGCGCTCTTTCAGAAATATCAGTCACAACTTGGGAAGATGCCGGGCCAGTGGGGTAAGGTTGGTTCGGCAACCCAACAAAGCGCAAAAGGTTTTGACGCTGCCATTAAAAACTTGATGCAAGCTGCAACGGCGATGAATAACATCTACGCAGCGCAAACCAAGGTCGCAGCCGAACAATCAAAAATCAACAAAATTGCCAAAGATACTCAGCGCACATTTGAGAGTATTGGCAAAACAACTGCCAACATTGGTAAAAGTGTAGCGTCAACCACTTTAAACCTTCTGCGTTGGTCAGGAATCGGCCTTGCTGCGGGTTTATTGGGTGGGGCGGGAGGTTTGTTTGGCCTAACATCGTTCGCGGCTAATATTGGCGATTTGCGCCGCCAGTCACAAGGTTTAGGCGTATCGTCCGCAGAACTTCGCGCAGCTCGCGTCGGTTATGGTCGTTATGCCGATGTTGATCCTTTGCTCGGATCATTGTCAGCTGCTCAAACCGACGTTACAAAACAATGGGCATTTGGTGCAAATCGGTTGAATCCGAATCAAAGCGCAGCTGAACTATTGCCCCAACTATTGCGTCGCGCGGGTGAAGTTTATAAGCAAGGACCAGCTGCTACTGCACAGCAACGATTGCAAGCACAAGGCTTGGATGTATTGGGAATTACCGTCGAAACGGCTCGACGCATGGCTCAGATTTCGGAAAAAGAGCAAAAAGACGCTGAAGAAAAATATCAGCGAGATTTGAAATCTTTTGATGTTGTCGATGCAACATTAAAAAAATGGCAAGAATTTAGCGTAACCATTAATGAAGCTGGAGAAAAAATCAAAACCACGTTTATTGATGGATTAGCCCCACTGGCTGAACCACTAGGGCATTTAGCTGATAGTTTTTCTGATCTTGTTGCGTCATTTTTGAAAAATCCTGATTTACCAAAATGGATCAATGTTTTTGGTCAAAAAATTGAAGAATTCGCTGAATATTTAGGCGGCGACCAAATCAAAAAAGAAATTGATAAATTTATTGAAAATGTTTCGGCTATGGCTGAAACGATGCAAGGATTTTTAGAATTTGTGGGCAAATTTATGCCAAGCAAATCAACAACGGAAGAAAATCGAGAATATTACAAACCCGGCGGAGAATCGGATCAACTTGAATTATTGAAAAAGAAACAAAAAGATCAGTCCGGTAGCTGGCTTAGATATTTTTGGAATCCTTCGGGAAATCAAAGTACTGCGGCAACACTAGCCGAAAGAAATAACAATCCCGGAAATTTAAGATTTGTTGGTCAACCCGGCGCGGTAAAAGGTGAAGAAGGATTTGCTAAATTTGCTACACAGCAAGAAGGTTTCCTCGCGATGGCAAATCAATTAAAAAGCTACGGCGCTGGTACGTCGGCTGCTGCTGGATATAAAAAACTGCAAACAGTTGAAGAAATTATTAAAACATGGGCGCCTCCTAATGAAAATAATACTGAAGCGTACATAAATTTTATTTCTAAAAAAACAGGTATTGGCAGAAATCAGCAAATTGATATGTCTGATCCTAAAACCTTGTCCGACATTATGGCTGCAATGGCATGGTTGGAAAAAGGTGGACCAAGCGCATCTTCTGAAGAAATTCAAAAATATTTGCAAAGTAATACTAAAGGTTCACCTGCATCTTCTGAAGAAATTCAAAAATATTTGCAAAGTAATACTAAAGGTTCACCTGCACCTTCGGGATCATCTGCTGCACCGCAAAAAACAGGAATGCTTAATTGGAATCCAACGCCAATCGCTTTGAATGTCACAACGACTAAGATACCCGGACAAGACACGACAATTAATATGTTGTCTGCTGGTGGGTACTATACAGGTTTAGGGGTTGTTTAATGGCTACAAATATCGGACAAGCCGTATATCAGCTTGGATATGAAATATCACCAATCATATTGTCGGGTGGAATTGCTACCGATATACCCGGCAGCTTATTGCCAATTATTGCAATTACGGAAGCTGCTAATTTTGGTTTTTCTTTGTTGAATGGAAATAATCCATTAAACCTAAATGATTTTTTTGGTCATTTCAGGCCATTGCCCGGCGGCTCATTGGTAGAAAACGAAATTGCAACTTATCCATTTGCAAATCAACAATACGCTGCTAACGCAATCATCGCTAAACCGTTAAAAATTTCAATGTTGATGAATTGCCCTGCCAATACAAATGGCGGCTATGTGTCAAAGATGATTACATTTACGGCATTGAAATATGCTCTTGATTTGCATAATCAAGCTGGCGGCACATATATTGTTGCGACACCATCTTACGTTTACTTAAATTGTATTTTGGCAAACCTGATCGATGTATCCCGCCCTGACAGTCAGCAGCCGCAAAATGCTTGGCAATTTGATTTCATACAGCCTTTGGTATCACAAGGACCGCAAAACACACTAGGTGCTTTGATGTCGGCATTTAATAATGGGACACCCGTATGAGCGACTTATGGAGTAGTCTTAGCAGTACGATTAATAACCCAAACTCGGTTACTACACCGCTTTTGGGTGGGTTGGTCAATACTCAAGGTGCAGCATCAAGTTACAGCACTAATCAAAGCTCGACAGCCGTAAAAAGTAATGTAATTCAATTTACACCAAAAAATAATTCAAATTTTCTTTTTCAAGCGACATTTGACGGTGCGGTTTACAACGTGATTATTAATTGGAACATTTACGGCGAGCGTTATTACGTCAATATTTACAATTTGAATAACAAACTGATTGTGGCGTTACCTTTGATTGGTTCGCCATTGAATTACAACATTTCATTGACTGCTGGTTACTTTACGACGCAGCTGGTTTATCGCGCACCGACACAACAATTTCAGGTGATTTGATGCGTCGTTATGAAATCAAAATTACCGACCAAGATGGCAATCCAAAGCAAATAAGTGGATTCAATGGCGGGATTCTTTTCAATGGAACATTCACCAGCACAGCCGACGCTGCTGGTTTATTGACAATTCCCGGAGCGTTAAACGTCGAATGGGATTTGCCCATTTCTGTTTATAACTCACCGTTGGGCGGTGCATTTTTGCGTGTTTATGGGGTTGGATTGCCTTTAATGGCACAGGCGGCAAACTTCAATCCAAGCCCTGATGGAAAAACGTATTGCAATATTGAGATTTCGGGCGGCATGGCGAAGGGATTGCCTTTGGCAGTACCAAGCCAATACGGAATCTTGATGAAATCAAGAATTCAACAAGCCTTTGGTAACTGGCAGGGAACATCACAAACGCTTGATTTCATCATGCTGCAACCAGCTGGCAGCAGACAAAACCCGTTTAATTTTAGTTTTACTTGTGCTACTAATGCCCCGCTATCGGACGCAATCAAAACTACGTTACAAACTGTTTTCCCAAATGTTTCGGAAATAAATATCAACATTAGTGACAAATTAGTCGCACCGGAAAAAATTGCTGGCCAAAATTTTACTTTGACTGATTTCGCAAAGTTTTTAAATACTCGAAGTATTAGCATCATAAATAGTCCAAATTATCCCGGCATTCAAGTTTCGTATGAAAACAATGTCATCAATGTTTTTGATTACACCGTACCGGCTACTGCTGAACCGATTCAAATAGAATTTACTGATTTAATTGGTCAACCGACTTGGATCGGACCGCAAACGCTTACATTTAAAACGGTTATGCGATATGACTTGAAAGTAGGCGGTCAAATCAAAATGCCTGAATTGTCATCAATATTGGGTTTGATATTAACTACAGCTCAGTCACAATCGCAGTATAAAAATGTGTCAGATTTTCAAGGCGTATTTAATATTCAAATGGTGCGTCATATTGGTTTGTTTAGGCAAGCCGATGCAAATAGCTGGGTGACGGTTGTTCAGGCTTATACATTACCAACGGCGTAACAATGGATAATATTGACCAAAAAATCCCGTTTGCACAGTCAATCAATACTTTCACAGATCGAAAGATTTATGACGCATTGCAAGCAGCTGGTCAATCATGGCCTTGTCACGTTGTCGAGGTGAACGGCCCGATTGTGACCGTAGCTTTTGATTTGATTACTCCGTCCACTATTACGTTGCCAC